TCCGTGACGCTACCTGACACGTCCCCTGCCGGAAACGTGATAGCGCGGCCCAGTGTCTCTTGCAACTGCTGCTCGATCATCGTTAGCCGGTCCAGCGCCTGCTCGGCCACCTCGGCGTCCGTGTTGTCGTTGTTCACGAAGTCCACGCCCTGCGTGATCGGCAGGACGCGCAAGATGACGAGTGTCGTACCGGAAAGTAGCGCACCATGCGGTGCAGAACCCCCGGCCAGACTGACCGTACCCGCTGCGCCATTCCCGCCCGTGACAGTGTAGCTGGTGTTCTCGGTGAGCGTCGTAACAGCGCCAGTGGCGTTAGTCGTGATTGACACCTCGAGATCGGAGGTGTCGAAGAAGACGAAGGTCGTGCCGAAGGACGTGGAGACGTTATCCCCGGCGAAGGTCTTCTTATTCAGTGTGGTTTCAACGGTCATTACTGGTTCACCTGTTGCAGAATCTTGCCTACTATCTCTTCCCTCAGTTTAACACGCGCCGCATCCGTAGGCGGAAGAGCGGCGTACTGCCCTTGCTTGCGCGTTCCCTCGAAAACTTTCATGTATATCGCGGCCTTGGCGAAGTCCGGAATGTTCTTCCAGTCCGCAGAGCCGACGATCGGCGCGAGAATCGTCATCGCGTTCTTGCCGGTCACTTCGCGCATCACGTCACGCTGCTCGGCGGACAGTTCGATCTGGCGTTCCTTGCTTTTGAACGGGCCGCGCTCGAGCAGGAACTTGGGGGCGTCGGTGAGCGCCAAATGCAGGCGCACGGCCTCCGTCTTCACCTTGTCCTCGTCCTTTTGCGTGACGGCCACCGGCATCACGTCGAACCACTTGTCGTTCGCGACCGGCTCGCCCCACACGTCGCGCTTGGGCATAAGCTTCTCGCGCAGGAACGGAAGCTGACTCTGCACCGCCTCGAGGGTGCCGTTCACTTCGCGCTTGTACGGGTCGGCCGCCGTAACAGCCTGGCCGATCGCCTTCGGTACGAGCGACGAGGCGTACTGCTCGAGGAAGTTTTCGCCGTAGCGTGTCGGGTCGGCGATCGACTGGATCGCGTTCGAGAGGCCGGACAAGTAGGTCGTGCTGACGGTGGCGTTGCCAAACATGAGCACGACCATCGCGGCGAGCTTCGCTTTGTCGCCCTCGTCCTTCGTCTTCTGCCACATATCCTTCACGTCCGCGGCGATGCCGAGCACCTTCGCCAGCGGCTCGATGCGTTGGTAGCTGTAATACTTGTCGCCGATCTGGATGCTATACGGCTGCCATCCCGCGGCGCGCTTCGCGTTGCCTTCTTCCTTGTCGAAGAGGCCGCCGCCGGTGAGCGTGCCCTGCTCGGCCATCGAGAAGGCCGTCATCGTCAGCGCGGCGCCGATCGTGACGCGGGCAATCGCGCGGTTCTGTCGCTCGCCGCCGGCCGCGAAGTCCTCGCGCCACCGGCCGGACATGAAGTTCAGAATTGGTGTGTGTTGGAGCGCCCACGACACGAGGTTCGCCGGCGTGCGGAAAAAGGGAATGATGAACTGGCTCCAGTGCCCGGCCATCGCCTGTTGGAGCGCCGCCATACGCGGGCCTAGCTTCTGCGCGAAGACGGCTTCGGCGCCGGCGTCCTGCACGCGCTTCGTCGCCGCATTTGCCGCCTCTTCCTCGAGGCCGATCGTCGGGTCTGCGGTGAGCGCGGCGATGCGCGACTGCCCTTCGATCGTGTTCGGGTTGAAGCCTTCCTCGACGGCGCGATCGACCGCCATGATGTGCGACTCGGCGCGCTCGGCTACCGTGCGGAAGAGTACGTCCTCTACCTGGAGCGCTTTGAACGGCAGCCGGATGATCTCGCCCGCGCGGCCGGGAATCGCCCCGCGCTGGATGTCGGCCTTCTCGACGTGCGCGCCTTTCTGCTGCCACACTTCGCCGGCGACTTTGAGCGCGTCTACCGCGCCCATCTGGAGGCCGTACAGCGGCGCGAGGGCACGAGCCTTGTACTGTGCCATCGTCAGCGGGTCGCCCTTTAGAAGCTGACGGCCGGCGGTGATCGTCGCGGCGATCGTGCTCTCAGGCAACTCGACCATCCACTTCATTACATTACCGGCGATGTTCGCCAGGTGCGTCTGCGGCCCGGTCAGAATCGCCGACTTCCACGCCTCGAGCACCTTCTCGGTCGTCGTGGCTTCGCCGACGCCCTTTAGGAACGCGGAGAACTGCGCAGGATCTTTCAAGCTGGTAGCGAGCGCGGCGATGTCTTGCAGCGACCCCTTGCGCTCGGAGAGCTTGATAAGCGTCTCGGCGTCGTCTATCAGGCTGTTGTCGCGCCGGATCTTCTGGAAGATTTGCAGCGCGCGGCCGGCTTCCGCGCGGGCGCCGCGGTACTCAGCGTACACCATCGCGACCTTTTCGTTGCTGGCGAGCGCGGCGAGCTTCATCATCGGCGTGAGTTCGGCTTCCGGCACGCCTTGCAGCTTCGCCATGTTCGAGTAGGCTTCATCGAGCACGGACTTCAGAACGTGCGCGCGAGCGTACAGTTGCGTCGCGTTCTCGGCGGTGCCGATAGCGTGCTCGACTGCGCCGTCGGTAGAGAGCGAGCGCAGCGCCGCGGCGGCCGTCGCCTTGTTCGTCACTTCCCCGCGCGTCTGTTGTGTGATCTCGTCGGCGTATAGTTGCTCGACGCCGCGGAGCACCCCTTTCAGGGTGTCTTGATCGGTGATGTACTCCGGCTTCACCGGGTCTTTGATTGGCGGCTCGCCGAGCTTCGCAGGCTCGCCGTCGTTCATCAGCATCTTGCGCAGCGCTTCCGGGCGCGGGTCGGCGTCGATCGCGGCCTTGATGCGTTCCTCGAGGGCGAGGGGCGCGTAGGCGGCGGGTGTATCGCCGACGGCCAGATCCTTCGCGATTTCCGGGTTCGCCTTGGCGTCCGCGACGACTTCCGCCGGCGGCTTGCCCGTCTCGGCGTACGTGTTCCGTAGCCCCTTGGCGACCGCTACCGCGCCCTTCAGTCCTCCGAACAGGATGGCGTTATCCATGAAGTCCTGCGCGGTCGGCAGATGCCCGTCGAGCGCCGCGGCGGTAGTCGTCATGGCCGCCAGTTCGGTGCCGGCAGTGGCCGTATCGACCGCGAAGCGCGCCTTGGCCGCCGAGAGGCCGCCCTCGAGCACCGCCCGGCCCGCCAGGGGCGCCACAAGCGGCTCGATGACGCGCCCGGCCCCCATCGTCACCCCGCCGATGACGGCGCCCTTGATCGTGCCCCGCAGGCCGGCCAGGGCGATGTCCTTCAGCCCTTCCCACGACGAGGCGTGGTTCGCGGTGTAGGCGGCCGTCAGCGCCTCGCGGATCGCCATAGGCGCGGCGAACGAGGCCGCCCCGGCTACGATCGGGCCGCCTGGGCTGCCCGCGATAGCGCCCGCCGCCATCGCCGGCGCGTCGCCGATCAGCCCCCCGACGCCCGCTGCCGCGCGCTGATACCACGGCGCGTTCTCCGGAAGCTGCATGTCCGGCAGTTTGCCGCGTTTTATAAGTCCCATGCTGGACGATTGTAGTCCAGCAATCACCGCGTCGCCGATGTCCTTCGCTTGGCGGGCGGTCGGCTGCGTGCCTCCGAGTACAGGCTGATCGAACCCTGCGGCCGGGAAGTCGTCGAAGCCTGCCACGCTACAGTCCTTGTAAGGCCGCTACAGCCTCTTCGCGTGTTGCGAATATCTTGCCGTTGAGTTTGGCAGCAGCCGAGCGCGCGGGCGCATTGATGCGGACGCTGCTCGAGTGAGGCACCGGCTCGATGTATCCCGCTTGTATGTCAAGCGAAGTGGCATGCTGCGCAGCCGGCGCGCCCGCTTTCTTGGGAACGATGCGCTCGACTCCGTTGTTGTCGAGGAAGTGCGCGCCGGGATCGAGCGCCTGAAGCGCCGGGTCGTTCGGATCGGTGAACTTCGGCAGTGTCAGCGCGCGATGCTGCGTGCGAATATCGTTGGCGATTGTCGTGAGCAACCCAGGCGTAAACATATACTCTTTCGAGTCCGGGTTGAATATCTGTGTTGGGTCTTGACCTTTTTCGCCAGTGCGACGAAGTTCATTCATACGCGCTGTAGCACGGTTCACAATCTCCATCTGCACGCCAGCCGACAGTTCGCCTTGCGCAGCCCACTTCGGATCGGCCGCCATCCCGGCCTTGATGGAAGTCATCCGCCCTTGGAGTTTCGCCATGAGGGATACGGAGTTCTCGTCCTTCAACGTAGACACCCATCCAAGCGCCTTCTCGGCCTCGCCCGGATTCAACTGGCCGGCTTCCGCTGCGCGGAACACAGCGTCACCGTTGTAGATCTTACGCGGATCGTCGGTTGGAGCGTGTATCGCCAACCAAAGATTCATCAGATTCGCCGGGTGCGGTTTGTTCGCGTTCTCTGTGGAGTACCACGACTGGAAGCGCGCCAGGTTCTCGCGCGACTCCCGCGTCAAGTCCGGGTTGAGCCGGATCTCGCTTGCACCGAGAGTACCGGTGAAAATCTTTTTGACTAACGTATCGCTGGCAGCAGCGTCCGCTTTCTTCAGATCGTAGTCTGCCATCTGACGTTTGTGGATCTCGTCGGCGCGGATGGCGCGCATCTGCGTCTCGGCTTCCGCCACTCCCTGCTCGCGCTGCTTCGGAGTCAACGTCCACTCGCCGGCGTTGAGCTTCGTCTTCGTGCCCTCCGGGTCTTGACGCGCCGCAGCGTTGACGGCCGCCATGTTCAACTCGCCCTTCATCTCCTGCGCGACTTCAGCGAGTTTGTCCGGCGGCAACTTGCCGGCGAAGGTAGAAAGCAATGCGTCGACGTTCTTCTCGGCCACCGGGAGATAGCCCGGATTCGAGCGCAGCGTGCCGCTGTCACTCGCGATAAGACTCGTCGCTTGCAGCCTGGCCTGCGCTCCGGCGCGCGTCACCGCCATGCGGTTCGCCTGCTCGTCGAAGACCATGTTGGTCGTCGCCGTATGCAGGTCGAGCGTGCCTTGCCCCTTCGTCGTCTGGAAGTTCTCCCCGACGGCCGAAAGTTCGTCGTTCATCTTGCTCTTCAGATCCGCCGTGTCCTCGCCGTTCAGATTCGCCTGGTCGAGCAACGCGGCGTACTTCGTGCGGATCTGCGCCGCGCCGACGATGGCCTGACGCGACTCGTCCTCGCCGATGCGCTCGTGCAGTTGAAGAACGGCCTGGCCGCCCTTGTGCAGTGCCGCGCCGATGTCGCCGCCGACGCCGGAGGCGGACGCCGGAACAAATCCTGTCGGGAGTTCCTGCGGACGTGCGGTGTAAGTCTG